AAATAAAGAAGAATCTACAATAGAACTTGCTAAAAGAGTTGGTTCTAAAGAAGCAGCAAGATTAATTACAGCAGAAAAAGCAAAATTAAAGCAAGAAAATAATTTTCAAAAAACAGGACAGTATTATTTTGATCTGGATCTTGGTTTAAAAAAAGGAGGTCTTGCAAAATGGTTTGATGAAAAATGGGTAGACATTTCTGCTCCTAAAAAAAGTGGTGGTTATAAAGAATGCGGAAGAAAATCAGCAAATAATTCAAAAAGAGGTTACCCAAAGTGTGTTCCTGCAGCAAAAGCAGCAAGAATGACAGAAAGTCAGAAGAGATCTGCTATAATTAGAAAAAGATCTGTAGCTAATGTGGGTCCAAAACCAACAAATGTTAAAACAATAGTAAATAAACCTAAAAAAATGAAAGATGGTGGTATATATAACATGACAAAAATGAGGTATATTTAGATATTATGAAAAAATCTAAAAAATATAAAGACATGTCCATGAAACATGAGGGTATGGAATCAAAAGCTATGGAAGCTAGAGAGACTATGCTTGAAAAAAAAGGATATGAAGAGACTAAAAGTGGAAAAATGAGACCTATGAAAGCAAAAGAAGGTGTAATGGCAAAGCTATCACCAAAAGCAGACTTAGATAAAGATGGAATGTTGTCTTCTTATGAGAAAAAAAGAGGAATGGCAATTGAAAAATCAATGTCTCAAGAACCTGTAAAAGCACAAAAAGGTAAAATGATTGTAAAAGGTCAAAAGGCAATACAAGTTAACAAACAATACTTCGGAGAGTACTAAAATGGGAATGAAAGAATACCAAAAATCTAAAATTACTCCTAAATTTGCAACTAAAGAGCAAATGAAAATCATGGCCAAAGGTCAGGAGAACGTAAAAACTAGTCAGTTAAAAAGTCCTAAAAAGAAGTAGGTTATGACATATGGCTACTTCAGGAACTACATCATTTGATTTAGATATAGACGATATTATTGAAGAAGCTTATGAACGTTGTGGTGTTAGAACTAACAGCGGATATAATATAAAGTCAGCAAGAAGAAGTTTAAACATTTTATTTTCTGAATGGGGAAATAGAGGTGTTCATCTTTGGAAAGTAGAATTAAAAAATCAATTATTAACCGCAGGGACTGCAACTTATGCAACTCCATCTGACTGCAGTGATGTATTAGAAGCTTATGTTTCTACAGCTGAAACTATTACTCAAACAACAAACGATATTTCTTTAGATAAGATTGATAGATCTGCATATGCAGCTCTTCCTAACAAAGGACAACAAGGACAGCCTTCACAATATTATGTAAATCGTCAAATTAATCCAACAATTACTTTATATTTGTCACCTGATTGTGCTCAATATACTTATTTAAAATATTATTACATTAGTAGAATTCAAGATGCAGGTGATTATAACGATCAAGCCAATGTTCCTTATAGATTTTTACCATGTATGATATCTGGACTTGCTTATTATCTTGGACAAAAAGTTGCTCCTGATAGAGTACAAGGATTAAAATTAATATATGAAGATGAAATACAAAGAGCTTTAGAAGAAGATTCGCAAAGAACAAGTTCTTATATTTCACCTTATACTTACTTTGGGGATGGTGTATAATGGCATTTGCAAGAGGTAAAAGATCACTAGCAATTTCTGATAGATCAGGAATGCAATTTCCATATGTTGAAATGAGAACAGAATGGAATGGTTCTTTTGTTCATTATACTGAGTATGAACCAAAACAACCTCAATTAGATCCAAGACATCATAAAGCAGATCCACAAGGACTTAAAAACGCAAGATCAGATACTGTTCCAGGTGGAGGATGTTTAGTACAGTTAGATTTATTATATTGGCCAGGACAATACACATCTATTGGAATGCAGCCAGGTATAAGTGGGGATATTATTAATTCAAGAAGACAAGCTTATTCAAATGTAGGGGATGTAACTATTAATATAACATAAAATGACATACGCAGAATTAGTACAAAAAATTAGAGATTATACAGAGGTAGGATCTGAAGTTTTAACTTCTACCATTGTTAATGGATTTATTAGAGATTCTGAATTTAGAATATTTAGAGAAACAGATGCTGATTATTCTAGAGAATATGCTACTTCTACATTTACAGCAAATAATAAATATTTAGTTTTACCAAATTCATCGGGATCTTCTGGAAGTAATACATCTAGAAGAGCTTTAATTGTAAGATCCGTGGTTGTAACAAATAGCTCAAATATTCAAGTAGCTTTAGAACCTAGAGATGATACATTTATTACTGAATATAATGCTTCAGGCACTACAGGATTTCCAAAATATTATGCAACTTTTAGAGAAGATGCTATTGAAGTAGCTCCTACTCCAAATGCAGCTTATGCTGTAACTTTAGACTATGTTTATACACCAGATGGTTTAAGTGCTTCAAATACAACAACTTATGTAAGTGTAAATGCACCAGAACTATTGTTATATGCATGTTTAGTTGAAGCTTTCGCATACTTAAAAGGTCCGATGGATATGTACAAACTGTATCAGGACAAGTATAATACAGCATTACAAGGATTTGCGTTAGAACAAACAGGTAGAAGACGCAGAGACGAATTTCAGGATGGAGTGTTACGTATCAAAATTAACTCACCATCCCCATAACAACTATAAGGAGTACAATATATGGCAATAACACAAGCAGTGTGCAACACATTTAAATCGCAACTTTTAGGTGCTGTACACGATTTTGATAGCGGTTCAGGACAAGTTTTTAAATTAGCAATGTATACATCAGCTGCAACATTAGATGCAAACACAACAGTTTACACATCTACTAATGAAGTTGGTAATACAGGACAATATTCTGCAGGCGGAGGAGTTTTAACTTCTCAACAAGTATCGTTAGATGGTTCAGTAGCAATTATTGATTTCGCAGATTTATCTTTTACAGGAGTAACACTTACTGCAAGAGGAGCGGTTATTTATAATACATCAGCTTCTAACGCAGCAGTTTGTGTACTAGACTTTGGTGCTGATAAAACTGCAACGTCTGGAACATTTACAATTCAATTCCCAGCATTTACATCGGCGGCAGCTATATTAAGAATCGCATAATTTAGGAGGGCCAGGTGGCAGATATTACAGTTTTAGTAACGTCACCTGGTACACCTACAACGTGGGGATATGATGCCTTTGGTAATTATTCCTACGGAGAAATATCTGGATTAAATTTAAATTCTGGAACAACACAAATTGAAATAAGTGTTGATCAATTACTTTCTTCTAACTTATTAAATACAACAGTCAATTCAGTAACTTTAAGAATTGATAATGAAGTTTTACTTTCTACTAATTTATTAAATTCTACAGTCAATTCAGTTTTTGCTGGAGAAAATGTTATTGTAGAAGTAACAACTCCAGGAACAAGTACAACATGGGGTTATGATTCTTGGGGAAGTAATGCTTGGGGACAAATAACAGGTCTAGATACAAATATTGATAGTGTAAGTATTGCATTAGGTATTCAACAAGATCTTACAGGACAACAATTAAATTCAACAGTTAATACAGTTACACTTTCAGGAGATGCTAGTTTAACTTTATCTACAAATTTATTACAAATTAGTTTAGGTAATGAAGAGGTTGCTGGAGAAGTTACTCTCACACTATCTACTAATATATTAAATACAACAATTGGAGCTTATTCAATAACTGCAGATGGTAATACATCTGAAATCGTAGTTGGAGACTCCATGAATTCTACAGTTGGAGTTATTGATGCAAGTGCGGGTAGTATTGAAGAACCAACAGGTCTTGGTCTTTCTATTGCTATTGGAGATGAACAACTTACAGGAAATGCAAGTTTAACATTATCAACAAACATTTTAAATGTAACAACAGGCACAGCTAGTGGAGACGTGGCTACTGTTATTTTAACAGGCTCTAGTGCTACAACAACTACAGGTACACTATCATTTAGTATTGATGGATCTGTTGTATTGACAGGCGTAAATATGACCACTTCTACAGGTCGTTTATTTATAAGTGCTTGGGCAGTTATTGATATAGGGGTAACTAATACTTGGAGTGTGGTTGACATAGCAGCGTAATGAAACTAAAATTGATTATTATTACATAATTTATATAAAATTTTATGGCATCTAGTTATTCTACAGACCTCAAACTTGAATTAATGGTAACGGGTGAAAACTCGGGTACCTGGGGTGATAAAACAAATTCAAACCTAAACTTATTACAACAAGCAATTGCTGGTTATCAGTCTATTGCACTTACATCCACGAATACAACGTTAGCAATGACTAACGCAACTATTTCTGATGCAAGAAATGCAGTTATAAAATTTACTGGAACACTATCAGCAAATACTACAGTATATGTAGAT